GCTATTTGATTCTGGAATTCGGTAGACTGCTGCGTTGACAAAAGCGGGTTAGCAATCGTGCCGTTGATGCCCAGCACCGAGTACCGCGGCAACGCCCGGTCAAGCGTGTTCTGAATCAGGATGATTCCCTCTTGGGCATCAGGCAGCACCAGTCCGGCCATCTGATCGAGCTTGCTGAGCGCGGATGCCAGGCCCGCGTCTTGCCAGCGGTTGTAGTCTTTCGCAGCTACCTTAACCGGCTCGCCGCGTGATAGTTTGCGGAGCGACATTAGTTGCCTAACCCTAATTCGGTAAAGTCGGCCTCGCGGTAGACGGTTTCAATCAACGCCTGCTTGGCCTTCATCAAAACCTGATTCGCTTGCACGTCCTGCACAAAGTATACCCATTGGTACTGATGGCCGCTCTTTTCAATCGGCCCGAAGCCAGCACCACCACCGCCCGCACCGATCATCACGTTATCTGCCGCGACGATGTTTTCGCTGGCCGAGAATGTGAACGTCACCGTCGTTTTCTCGCGATACTTGGCTTTGATCCTCGCGCCCATGAAGAGCAATTCGCCGCGTTCAAACGTCTTCCAAACTGCATCGTTTGTTTTGCCGGTCATCTCGGCAATGGCTTTAATCCACTCAATTGTGACGACGTTCGGCGCGAAGCTGGTTGTGCAGGTGAGTTCCAGTTTCGGGACAACAATATCCAGCCCCTTGACTTCATAGCCATGTTTTTTCTTACTTACGTCAATGGCGTTCTGAAACTCCATCGGGTTCCAGGCCGGGTCGTGGAAATCGTAATTGGTTTCGAAGCTGCTGGTGATGTGCTGCGTGCCGCCCGTCGTGTCGAAGTCCCATTCAATCTGCCCGATGTCCGGGTCTTTCTTCTGGGCTTCTGGGCTGACGTAGGAAACGGTCGCTTCCCAGATTCCGATTTCGATATGCTTCAACTTGATCGAGTCGCGGACCAACGCCCCGGCCGTCGCTGGCGCAGCCGCTTGCACTGCTGCATAGGCAACGTACTCATCTTCCTCGTCGTAGACCATGTAGCCGATTTGGCTCTTGTCTTTGTTTGTGTCAACCTCGCCTTGCAGGTCGCGCTCGCCATGTTGTTCGGCAACTACTGCTGTCATAGTTAATCGGCGGTCAGCCCCTCCAATCCTTCGATGCCAGCGATCATGTCTTCCTGCCCCTTGGCAATCTCTTGCAGAACTTCGAGCTGTTTTTCGTCGACCGAATTAGCAGGAGCCGCAAAGCCGAGCCGTGCCGCGCCGGAAGATGAGATAGCGCCGGTGGAGCCACTGACAAGGCTTGATTCCTGAATCTTCGCAGCGACGTTGCCGAGCGTGCTGGCCTTCTGGGCTACTTCGACTTTCCGCGTGGCGTCCACTGCTGCAATCTTGGCGAACGTCTCGGCGAGAGATATACCCGCTGCCGATGCCCGCTTTCGGTCGTCTTGCAGGTTCATTTCGCCTGCCGCACGCATGGCGATTAGCCCGCCTTCCCCGAGCGCCTTCAGCCCCATTTGATCTTGGACGAATTGAGGCAGTAGGCCCTGTAGTTCCAGCATTGCGTTGACTACCTTCTCAACCATCCAAATCGTCATCGCGTTCCAGGCTTCCTTGATTGTCAGGATCGCCCCGTAGAAAGCCGTCGTCAGCGATTGCGTGATAATCTGCCCCGCCAAGTCCCACCGACCGTTAACGATGGCTGTCCATAGTGCCTTGATCGATGTCATGGCCGCCGTTGCCATATCGGCAAGCCCTTGGAAGCCGGCCCCGGCGTTGAATAGTTGATCGAGGTAGAAAGCTGCTGTTAGCGCGGCGATGCCGCAGGCCGTGATGGCAGCCACGATAATGAAGATCGGCGAAGCAACGACGGCAGCCGCGATGCCGATTGCACTCATCACCATAGCAAAGCCCGTTGCTGCAAGACTCGCCGCGATGCACACCGCGCCAAGGCCCATCAAGGCAATCCCCACCGCCCCAATCACCACCAGAGCCACCGTCAGGCCCACAACCAGCCCGCGGTTGTTGTCGATGAACGTAATCACCGAATCGACTACCGATTCCAGCACGCCCATCAGTTTCAGGAACATCGGCGTCACGGCCGCAGCAATCAACTGCGAGACTCGCGAGAGCGCGTTGCCCATGCTCAGGAAAGCCCCCTCAGCCTTCACAGCGAGCGCCAAATCTTCCGCCGACATAATGTGGCCGCTGGCTCTTAGCTCCGCCATTTGCTTGTTGAGGGCTTCGGCACCGCCTTCAAACGCCGATAGCATCTTCGGACCCGCACGGCCGAACACTGCCATTGCCGCCGTGGTTCGGTCTGCTTGGTTGCCGATGCCTGCGATAGCGTTCACCAGTGCCTTGTATCGCTCGTCAGGCGACATAGCGAGCAAAGCCTTAGCATCGAGGCCTGCGACTGTGCCGCCCTTGGCAGCGGCCTTGGCGACGGCCTGATTGCTCTTGCTGATTGAGGCAACCAACTGATCGAACCCAACGCCAGCATCGGCCGCCGCGAACTTCAGCGTTTGCAGGAAGTCGCTCGATAGCCCGGTCACGCTCATGGCGTCCGCGATGTTGTCGCCCGCACCCGCGAAGCTCTTTATCATCGCCCCGATGCCCGTCAGCCCCGCCGCAGCGAAGCCAGCCATCGACGCACCAATCAGGCCGATCCGCACGCCGAACTTACGCAGGCTGGCCTCGGCATCGCTCAGCCCCTTGGCGGTCTTGTCGTTGGCGTAAATTTCATAGAACGCCTTACCGGCTTTAATCGCAGCGATACTCATGATGCACCTCCGCTGCTAAACCACAGTTGCTTAAACTTGCCGGTCGATTGCGTTTTCTTCACGGCGGGAGCCATGAACGGGCGGGCCGCATAGGTCGCCTTCCGTCGCCGCGTGGGCTGGCCAGGTCGGGCTTGACGCTTGCCCATCGGTCGCCAAATCTTGCCGACTTTCTTTTCCTTCACTACCTGCGTGCCGCCGTATTCATGCAGGCTGGGCACTGTGCCGGAAATGCCGAATGCGTTCTTTTGATTGAGAGCCACCGGCCCCACAACCATCGCTTCTTTAGCCGTGTCGAAGACAAAGAGAATCTTGCGCAGCGTGGCGTTCGGGTCTGTCGAGTGCGTGAACGGCGGTGAGCCTGGTGGGCTGGAAACTTCGCCGCGAACCTCGGCCATGAACTTCCTGCCTGCCCGGCCGTTCATGTTCTTCGGCGGCTTGCGGGCATAGCCTTTCTTCCGCATCGAACGGGCAGCCGTCTTGCTGACGAATCCGCCGACGTTCCGCAGCAGTCGTGCCCGGTCGGCTCCAACTCGTTCGATGATCTTAGCCCGGTCGAAGAAAAATGACTTAGCGGTCTTGATGTTAAGCGTGAGCATCTTTCAACCGCCTTTCTTTCTCTGCCAGAAGTCTTTCTAGTTTCGCTGCCTCCGCGGGTGGCAAGCCCATTACCGCCGCCATTCCGGCCAAGACTTGTTTCGGTTTCTTTGCTTTCGGTTTTGCCTTAGCCTTGGCGTAGTAGTTGTATTCCGCCGCCGTTGTTTTCTTTTTGCCCTTCGGAATTTGCAGGTTTGCCGTGTGGCTCATCAAGGCAGATTGCAAATCCCATAACATCGATAGCTTGCCATCGGCCATCGCACTCAACTGCCGGAATCCGAGTCCTCTGGGGTGGATTCCAGCGATGCCGACAATTCGCCAAACTTCCGCTGCAATTCGGTCGTGAGCTTCTTCTGGGCTAACGGCATCAACGCCGCTTGATGCTCGTTCATCTGCTTCATCCCCAGCATCATCAACTCCCGTTTTTTTTTGGGCGCGAATTCAGCCAGGCATTGGTAGAACGCCTCGCCCATCGCTTCGAGCGCATCGCCAGCCATGCCTCGCATGAAACCCCGCTCGTCAATGCCGGCCGCCTGCGCCTGCTCGCGAACGATGATGTAGACGAGGTTGCAGAACACTGGCACGTTGCCGTAGAGTTCGGTGAGTGCTACGCCCTTGTCATCCGTAATTGTGTACAGACTTATCGACAACTCTTTGTGAACGTCATCGATGATGCACGGGTCAAGAGTAAGAATCCATTCGCGGCTTTTGGCGTCAGTGAATTTCGACATTAGGGACGTAACCAGCTAAACGAGCCTGAGAGGGTGGGGCGGGTAATGGCTGTAATTGTCAGCCGCGATTTGTCATCTTTCAGCGTGCCGGAAGTCGGCAGCAAGGCAGTCCACGTAACCGCGCCGCCGGCTTGCGTCGTATCAACATTCCCGCCGTTGATAATCACGCTGGCCTTCGTGCCGGTCGATTGGTCATACCATGTGCCGCCGCTTACGGTCACAACTCCAGAGACGGCCGCCGCCCGCTTCGTGCGAACCGTGCCGCCGGTCAAGAGAATATCGGCGATTGAGTTTTCGTGGTGAACTTCACCGGCCATACATTGCAGCAGCGGCACAACCGCAGCCGAGCCAATCAATAGCTTGGCCGTGCTGCCCCGCGTGCGAGCGCCTGTAGTGAGCGTTGCCGCCAGTCCCGGTAGTAGGCCAAACGCAACCGATCCGCCCTGTACGTCCAAGAGCGTGATAGCCGAGCCGATTAGGTACAGACCGGCCTCGCCAACACCAGCGGATGACGTACCGCGAACCTCCGCGGGAATAACCGCCGTGGTCAGGTCGATGTAGCAGAATTCCGAACTTCCGCCGCCGTGGAAAACGAATCGGTCCGGGTCGATCCGTAGCGGGCCGGTCAGGCTGCCGATGGTCCCTTGGTAGCCTTCCTCCACGATGAAATCGACGATGGCCACGGCCGACTGATCTAGCCCACTAGTAATGTCGCCAGAGTCTTCGGGGATTACAACCGAATCGCCGGCAATCGGGATCGAGCGAAACGAGATAGCGCCGTCTGCCAGGCCGTCAGGGTCAACGCTGCCTGAAGTCCGCACATAGATTGTGCTGTAGCCGAGCGTGTCATTGTCGCCGTAGCCGTAGCGACTCGCGACAAGGGAGCCAAGCGAGCCACTGGTTAGCGCCGTCCCGTTCTCTAGCACACTGCCCGGCGATGCAATGCCTGGGTTTCCAAGGGCCGCCGTCCGTAGATAATATTCGGACGTTCCCGAACCGCTCAGCGTCCAGGCATACGCCGAACTGCGGATATTAATTTGCCGCCAGTTGGAGAACAGCGAATAATCGCCGGTCGTGCCGATCCATGATTTCGTGAAGGCTGTCATAGCTGCTCAGCCCTCTAGCCCATAGGCTTGACCGTGAGTAGTTCGGTTTCGGAATCGTCGCCGCGAAGTGCGTCGATAACATCGAACAGCACCAGCAAATCCTCGCGGTTATTGGCCACGACTGAGGTTGGCGCGTCGGTAATGCCTTGGCGCAGTTCTTTGACCTTCTGCTCTTGTTCGGGAGTCGGCATGAATCAGATTCCTTAGATAGCTACGACGGTCGGGTTGATGATGGCCGCCGATTCGATGAACAGGGCGGGCTTCAAGGTAATGTCCCACGTCATGCCCTCTTCGAGAGGCTGGCTTCCATTCATCGCTTCACAGATCATGTATGCCTTAAGACCGATTGCTCCTGTCGTCGCAATCGCTTGATCCATGAACGCGAATTGCTTTGCAGCACGGCCGCTGACGATGGCCAGCAACGCCGCCCGCACGCTATTCGTGCCGAGCGTATGCAGGAGGGTGAACGTAGCCCCGGTGTTAATCAGGCCAGCCAAGTGAGCCATGTTGATCGAGGCCCGCGACTTGATCGGCACTGCGGTCGTGCCGTATTCAAACGACACATCGATAGCATCGGTGATTTCCACCCAGGTCGGGCTGGCATTCGTGCCGCTGTTGTAGTACGCCTTGCAGTCGAGACCGACTTGCGCCAGTGTGGCCATGATTTATCTCCAGCCTCTAAAGGTCAATAGTATCGTCGCAACAATCAGCCGATGCGTTTGTATCTTGTCTTCGGCGAACTGCATTTCAACCGGCGAAACAAGTTTCTCGTCCCGCCCGGTCAGCGTTCGTGTCTGCAAAGTTGTTGAGTCGTCGCGCTCCCAATAGTCCGCAATCTTCTCGGCAACCAGCAATAGTTCTTCAGCAACTAACGAATCGTCTTTGTCGATATGCTTCCGAACGCAAATCTCTATCGTGTAATCGTGCTGCGTCCGTTTGCGGCTGGCGAACTGGCGAATGTCTGCCCGCGGCCGAGTCGATACGCATAACGATTTTAGGTCTTCCAGTTCATATCGCGGGAGCATCGAATGTTTCGCAATGAACGAATAACCGCCCAGCAAGCCGGCTTCCGACGCGCTCGTCAGTTGCTCCGCCACGGCTTTGCTGATCTCGATTGATTCGCAAGTGCTCACGCTTCAATTCGTTTCGTGTGTACGCGGTAAATGGTTTCGTGTTGATCCGACCACCGCCAGCAGTCTTCACCATCCGGCGGTAGCACTTCGTATGTCGCTGTCCCCACAACGATCTTGTCGCCCCGGCGTGGTGCGCCAGTCGTCAACACTGAGGCGGGTATCAGCCAGTCCTGGTCGAACCAACTAATAACGCCCGTCAGTTGGTCAACTTGCCGGCCGGTTGCGCCACGGGTTGCCGAGATGCTTAGGCTTGTCCCGCCGCGAACGTAAGTGATAGTCGTAGCGGCGTGCGATTGCAGGATGGCTGCAAATCGAGTCGCCGCGGTGGTCATTACGTTCGCCATCGGGGTTAATCACGCTCCGCAGTCCGCACTCGCAGGTAGTTGATTCGGTAATCGGCCGTGGTGTCGTCGCTCGTCTTTTCCAGGTGAGCAAGCAACTTCAGCGGGCCGGTCGCAGCCGACAACACATAAGGCCCCGTGCCCCGCGCCACGCCGTTGATGTAGATCAACACGCCGGCCGGGTTGCGTCCGTCAATCACGAAATGAACTGGCGTCCCCAGGGCAATGTTGACCGTGGTGTCTTCGGCAGCGACTTCAGTCGTGCCGTCGTCGGACTCAGTGAACAGGTCAAGCGCGTTGCCGTCCAGGTGGAGGAAAACGCTTTCGGTAATCGCATCGGCGTCTGTCGCGTGGGTCGCGTTTGCAACACCGATGTTGAAGTCAATCGCCGATGCGTCGCCGTCGTCAATGACGTTGAAGCAGCCTTCCACGATCCAATTCGAGGCAAGTGCAAAGCCCTGTTGACTGAGCAGGTCCAGCTTTTGAGCTTCGGCGGTCGCACCGAAAATCATGGCCGTCGTTCCGCCGAACTGTCGCAGGTGAGGCACTTCAACCGTGGTTGAGCCAACAACAGTTTTAACAATGACGGTCAGGAATTCATCACGCTGAAGGCTGATGTTGTATTCAGGCTTTACGTTCAAATTGACGTTCATCGTGGTGGCCGCAGCCGCTGCATCGCCAACAGCCGAGCCAAGGAAGAAATCCCGGTCGCTCGCCGGCGCGTAGGTCGCAGAATTTGCAGAGTGATCCCAGTAGACCGGCTGCCCGTCTGTGACGTAAACGCTGGCCGTCTTGGGGACGGCAAACACGCCCTCAGTGACAAAGCCGACGCCAGCGCCGGAAGCGATGGAATCAAGCCCCGTGCGAACACCGGCCAGGCCGTTGTTCATTTGTTGGATTTCGCCCGCGGCAATCGTGGCCGTGGCGGTATCGCGGAATTCGTGCCGCCCGCGAATCATTGTTGCATCGGCTACCATTTCAAGGCCTCACTATTTTTTAGGGAAATTGGCGGCCGGCTTCGTTGTCGGCACTTTGGGAATCTCAGGTTCTTTGACGGCTTCCGGCATGACTTCAAGCTGACCAGCACGGATCATGGCTTTGATCGTGCCTTCCGCCTTCGTTCGCAATTCGTCGCCGGCTTGATGCAAGTCGCAATCGACTAGCATCGTTTTGGTCAATCGATAACGCATGGTCGCTCCGGTTATGCGGTGTTTTTGTGCAAGCCGCGGTAATCGAGCGCCTTAGCACCAATGTCGTGCTTCACATCCCAGCCGATGCCCCACTGGCCGCGGTCGAGAGTAAAGCTGCGAACGCTTGGCACTCGGCCCGTGCCTCGCAGGTAGCCGACTTCAATTGTGTGGCCCATCGTGCTGGCCATGAACCACGTCGAGGCTGATCCGCTGGAGGTTGTCCCCGATGCCGGGTCAGTTACGCCGTTTTCCAAACGAGCATCGACCACCAGCCGCAGACTCTCTTCGCTGTTGATGGTGTTGAGCGTGCCGCGTTCCGTAAGCGTCTCATTGTCAGCACCCCAGCTAACTTGGATTGTGCTGCTGTTGATGAATTCGGCTGCTGAATGCTTTAGCGAAGGTGGCACGATTAAATGCGACGCCCGCAGATTGAGATTGACGCTGTTTTCCGTCTGCAACTCAATGTCAGCGATGGCCGCTTTGATCGTTGCCGAAGCCAGCGTAGCGGACGTGTTGAGGTTGTTGTGGGTCGAGTGGAACAACGCCACAGCGTCCGCACCCAGTGCCGGATTGCTCATCAGGATGTAATACACGAGGTCAGGTCGCAGGCGGCGGGCAGCGTTGCCCATTTCAACCGGCGTGTCGTTCATCGCGCCAAAGCTATCGTTGATGAAGTCCTGATCGTCGATGACAAATTGCTTGGCATACCGAGCAATCTTGTAAGTCTCAACCAAATCGCTGCGGGTGGCGTGGTCCGCAGTTTGGCCAGCCGGCAAGAGTGCCAGGTTCGGCCCCTTGGTCATGCGCGGGCGCTCGTTGCTCTTGAAGTCGGCAACATCGGCTTCACGCACCCAGCCCATCGTGGTGTCACTGGCTTCCATGTAGGTCGCGAGAATGACCGTGTTCACGTTGGTCGTGAAAATGTTGGTCAGGCTCGATCCGCTGAAAGCCGCTTGGATAATATCTTGACGGCTGCCAGCCGGAACGTCCTTGCCGTCGAGCCGCATGGCTTCAATCGCAACGTCGAACATCGACATATCACGATAGCGCCAGGCGGCTTCCATCGCCTTCTGTCGCTGATCGGTATTCAGCCCGGCGCGAATCCAGGCCGGCAGTTTCATCGCCTGGGCCTGCTGCGTCTGGAAAATCTTGCTGTCGAGTTCCTTGCCAGCCCGCAAGATCATCGCACCTTGCAACGCTTGGAGCGTGGCGCTGGTGTCGTGGCTCTTGCTGTGTACGGCAGGGGCAGGCCGTGCCGCACGCAAGGCGTACAGTTCGGTGGCTTCGGCGCTCCAGCCTTCCGCAATCGCGTGGGCTTCGAGGTCAACCGGCTGCTCGCCTTTCTTCGCGAACTGCACGTCAGGATAGGCGGCGCAGATCGTTCGCACGCCCTTGACTCGTTTGGTTTCGGCGGCGTATTCAGCCCGCAGTTGAGCAACCTTGTCTTCCTCTTCGTCTTCCTCGTCCGCGGAGGCTTCCACCTTGGCGGGAGCAACCGGCGTAACCGGCTTTTGTTCGGTATCAAACGCGGCTTGTAGGGCGGTCTTGGCCGCGTCCGCGAGGGTTGCCAGGTCGATGCCCTTGGCTTGCAGCCACTTTTCAAACGGTGTCATAGTATGATCTCCAAGTGTGGCCGCGACGGTAGCGGAGCTACGGTTATCGCCGGCAAGAGTGACAAAAGAACCTTCGTAAACGACGTTATTGCGAGCGACGTAAATCGGCCCGTTAAACTTTCGATTGTTGACCGTGACTTGCTTGCCGGCCTCGATGAATTCGAGCTTGCCAACATCCGCCCCGATGGATGATTTCCACGGAAAACCATTCGCTGCGGAGGCTTTGATTCCTTCCGCGGCGGAACTGGCGACGCTCATCGTGCCGGTGGCTTTGATGCTCGTCGCGTCAATCGTGATTTCACCGTGACCAACTGGCTGCGTCGGATCGTGATTGGCCAGGAATGGCCGCGAGCCGCTGGCAACGGTGGTCGTGCTGAGGTCAACCACAACTGGCTGGCTATACCCGCGAGGGCGCATCTTGCCGCCCGTGTAAAGCGTCATGCCGAACGTGGCGAGTTTCTTTTCGCCGGCTGCCGCGATGAAATCAACGGGCGTGTCGCCTTCAATGCGCAATGGACCTTCGGGGGCTGCGGCTTGCAGGATGGCCCGTTCGTTACGCCGCCGCTTTCGCTGGCTTTTCGTCGTCATCGGTTTCCTCCTGTTGTTCTGCGAACGCTGCGTTCGGGTTCGGGTCTTTGACGTAAATCAATCCGCGGCGTTCGCGGGATTGGGCTTCGCGCTCTAGCTGCTCGTGCTGCCGTTCCCAGTCTTTGCCCTTGCTCGCCCAATACTCTGATTCGGTCATTAGCCCTGCATCGCGGAGCATGATGGCCGCGTTAGCTTCCTTCTGCGGGTCAACGTGTTCGTCGCCATCCCAGAACCATTCATGCGGCGGCAACATGCCAAGCCGCGATAGCGTGCGGAGTTCTTCCGGCAATTGGCCGGGAATCAGCGATGCTTCCTTCAGCCAGGCCAGCAAGACGCGGTCAACTGCCGCGGTGGCAAAGTAACTGCGTTCGACGTGTATCGACTTGAAGTAGGTTTGATGGTCGAGCCGGCCGCTGGAATAGTTGTAGGAACTTGAATCGCCGGCCGCGACGTTGTAGGGCATCGAGAGGCAGCGGGCCATTTCCTGAATCAATTCACGTTTGAACATCGCGAACGTAGTGGTCGGGTGCTCGGCCTTGAGTTGTTCGATTCCCCAACCCTTGGGCAGAGTCAACAGCGCCCGCTTCTCAATCGGGATCGCGTCCAGTGCGTCCACGTCGTCTGGATCGGCGATAGCCGCCCCCGTGGTTCGCATGATGGCCGCGAAGTCTGCCGCGGTTTCGGCGGCTGCCAGGGTGGCCAGCGTGAACCGTCGCAATTGAGCGAACAACGGCAGGGCGGTTGTAATTTCGCTGATGCCGCGAAGCTGGCCAGGGCGGTCGCAGCGAAACAGGTGAATTACTTGCTCCGCTGGCAATCGCTCGGAGTCCATCGAAAACAGAATGTCGCCGCCAGGGTGGGCCTTCTGTCGATAATAGGCGAGAGGGTTTCCGCTTGAATCGTATTCGATGCCGTCCACCAATTGCTGATCGAACATCCGGTCAATCGGGCTGCCGAAGTGATCGGCCTCGCTCACCATCAGGTCGAGTTTGACCGGAACGCGGAGGGCCGGATTAGTGAAGAAATGGGCGAACGTCTCGCCGTCCACCGCTTTCGCCACCCGCATTGAGCGGAGCTTTTCCGGCAGTCGGGTCGCTTCGGACCATTCGGCAAATTGTGTTTCAACTTTGTTGTTGACTTCCGCATCGGGCGTGCGGAGTTGCAACCGCGGGCCAGTGCCGACGGTATCATTCGCCAGCGTGATGACGATGCCCTTGGCGTAGCAGTTGTTCTCTAGGGCCTCGTAGCGTGCCCGCTGCCGGGTTGTGCGGCGAACCTCTTCGGAGTTGGCCGAGCGTGCTGAGAGGGCATCGGAGTTAGCCCAGTGCCGGGAATTATCGTCGGTCGTCTGCGCAACATCGTAAGCCGCCCGAACCTTAGTAGGCCGTGGTGAGCTAAACAAGTTGGAGAGCCAGCCGAACATTAAACAGTCCCAGGCGGTTTGAATCGCTGAATCTGAAAGCCACGCTTTTCGGATGCGTTGGCCGCGTTCGCCTTGAGATACTCATCGGCCGCAATCAAATCTTTCAGCGAGTGCTGCGTTGCCGTGTTGCCGTCCACGGTCATGCTTTGCGGTTCGCTGGCGGATGCTTCAATGCGGTCGCTGAGGTCAGGCATAACCTAAGAATTGCAACCGACTTGGTGCTCGTAAATAGCAACCGCCGTAAAGTGTTAGTAAGTTACATTAGCGTAACTCGTTCGGCGGTTTTGATGAGTCCGATACGCTTTCGCTCGTCTGAAAACGATACTCACAATGAGCGCACTCTCGCGCCCGTACAATGCTCCCTGTATTCCGCCCGTTGATCTTTAGCACGCGTCGGCGCGTCCAAACGACTCCCGACTCGGGGCAGCCGCAGAGCGGACAAGCCAGGCCGTCAGCATTTCCCTGCTGCTTCTCAACCATTACGTTCACCGTTTACGGCCTCCGTGCTTTTGCGCGTACAGTTCGGACAGCTTCACCTTCGGCTTGCTCATGTTCAGTGCCGCCGCGCTGCCGACTTGCACCCCCAGCATCGAACCACCCACCGCGCAGCCCGTGAGGCAATCCAGAAAGTGATTGTCAGGATCGCCCGGCTTTAGCGTCCATTCGTCCAGTTCGCGGTTCTTTCCCTTGGTCCGCTCGCTGTACTCGGCCGTCAGTTGGTCGGCAAACATTTCATGCGTTCGCGGGTCGTTGCCCCACAGCGACAAGCTGCCCCGTGACGTTGGAGCCATCCGCAGCCGAGAATGCACAAACGACTTCCAGAAGTTCGTATCAATAATTAAGTGCCGCAGCCCCTTGGCTTCCTTGTCTGGTCGCTGCACCCAGTTGTGCCCTTTCCGTTCGCCCTGAACCACTGGCCACAATCCCATTGGAGTTTCTTTGGCGGTGAGGCCCTTGCCGTGGGAAGCCTGCAAGAGTGCCGAGTGCGGCGACGTTAGACAGAATCGCTTGACGGCTTTGGTCGATGCCCCGTAGTTCGCGTCGATAATCACCTTGCCGAGCCGTAGCGTCGTGCCGTCCAGTCGCTCCCACGCCCGGCCGCACAGCGAATTGACAAGCAGATTCAGCCCCTTGGCCCATTGGGTTTCGATTGGCTCGCCGGGAAACTCAACCTCTAGCGTCCGGCTGGAATCATTCAGCGTGTAATATCGTCGCCGTTGGTCCGGCCAGCTTCCATAGTCGATAACGTAGCCCGTGAAGTCCTGTGCCCATGCACAGACGACGTAGTAAAGCATCTTGCCTTGCACGTCGATGTAGGCTGATAGGTGTTCAACGTCGCGGGGGAATCGCAGCCGGTCGAAGCTATTCAGGCGGCTAGTAATCTCCACCGCCGTTAGCCGATCTACCGCCCCTGATTCCTTCGGCGGTTCGTTCTGGCATTCCGTCGCGAAAATGTCCGCCCCGTCGTCAATCAGAAAGTTATAGGCGTGCTGAATCGCTGAATGCTCGCCCTCGGCAAAGCAGCTTTCCCAACTGACAACGCAGCCATCGTCCATCGCTTCGCGGTTCGCCAAGTAGAATTCATTGGCCTCGGCAATTGCCCGCTCCTGGTCGTGCGGGTCGTTACGGTCCCAGCGGTTGCGGATCGCCTGGTAGCACTCGCCCTCAAATCCTTCCTTCGTTCCGAGCCATAACGTGTCGTGAACCGCGGACCATTGGCGCACCATCTTGATGCGTTCGCCCTGCCAGGATGGGTTGCGTTTCGCATCGAATAGCTGCTCAACCAGATCGTCCGCTGCAATCACCGTAGCATTGACAACGCAGGCCATGCTCTTGCGATGGCCGGCCAGCTTCATAATGTCGCGGCGGATAATGTCCAGCCGTTTCTTCACCTGTGCCGGAGTGCCCGCGGTCTCGGCTGTCTGGGGATCGTCAATAATGCAGAAGTCCGGCCGCTGCTTGATACCGCTTGGCATCGTGTGCAGCAGCCCGCGCGTACCGCTGCCCGTCATGCCGCGGCTTGCCAGGATCGCACCGCTGGCCTTGCTGCCTTCGATGAATGGCATCGCCACGCGGTCGGCACGATAGACGATGTGCGTTAGCTTCCCACCGCACGTTTGCGAGTGGCAGCGCTGCGGCTTGCCCTCCAACGCCCGGAAGGCGTGGCAGATTTCGGGGAAGTCTTCCATCAGCAAATCGTTTTCCGATAGCTCCATTTTGATCGAGGCAATCAGGTCATCGGCTTGCGGTTCGTTCGCGCTGAAGACTGCGACGTAACGCCGATAGCCGTAAGCCACTGCCCAGATTGCAGCGTTGGTGCTGATCGAGGTCTTCGCGAAGCCACGGTAGACGGCATTGATAAACCGGCCGCTATCCATAATGCAGGTTTGCAGCCGGTCGATAACTCGCTTGTGGTCGGCACTGAAGGGTGACAGGCCGGTGCTGTTGGGGAAGTAGGTTTGCAGGAAGTATTCCAGCGATTCGCCGCCGGCCAGCTTGCGAACCGGGTCCATAACATCGGGTGGCTGGCCAATATCCGAGACCGACGCCTGAATCTGCCGACTCTTGCGGGCCTGCCAGTCTCGTTTATCGAACCTTGCCGGTGGCTCCAATGCGATTACCAATTGCCACTTCCTAACTGCGGGTTGCTGGTCCGTCTAAGACAGCCGCATTCCTGTGCTGTTCCCTAAGGGTCCCT